GAGTACGGCGAGTGGGCGCCACGCCCCAAGGCGTTGCAGTCGGTCATGGAGCGTATCAAGCCGGCGACTTACTTGCTTGAGCCTGGTGAGTACGCCGACAAGCTGCCGCCCTGCCACACGGTTGAGTTGCGCTGCAACATGGACATGACCGAGTATAAGATTATGAAGAAGACCTTTGTTGCGCGGTTTGGTGACATGGAAATTGCAGCGGTAAACGCAGCGGTCGTCACTGGCAAACTGCAACAGATGGCTAGTGGTTTTATTTACCACACCGACACGGTAGCTAGCGCGCGCCCTGGTGTGTTTGATACTACGCAAACAGCTATTTGGCTAAGCCGCCACAAGTTTGAATTACTTGACGATTTACTAGAGGAGAACCAACGTGCCAACACCATCATCGCCTACGCGTACAAAGAGGAGCTCGCCGAGCTCAAGCGCCATTACCCCCACGCCGTCACCCTTGACGACCCAGACGCTATTGAACGCTGGAATGCGGGAGAAGTGGAGTTGCTTCTTGTCCACCCCAAGTCAGCCGGACATGGGCTTAACCTGCAACACGGCGGTTGCCGGATGGTCTTTCTGTCACTGCCTTGGAGCCTTGAACTCTTCGAGCAGACCGTAGGGCGTATCCACCGCTCGGGTCAGAAGCATGACGTATGGGTTTATGTATTGCTCACCGACGATACCGTTGATGAGAAGATTTGGGGCGCGTTGCATGACAAACGCGCCGTGTCTGATATAGCCTTGGAGGCTTTGAAATGAAAATTGAGTTACTACGGGCGCAATTGGCCACGGCCAAGGACGTCTTGCGCCACCGGCAGAAGCTAATGAACGAGGCGACCCGCGCGCATAACCGCGTATTTGTAACCGTAACCTTACTGGAGAAGAAACTTGCAGATCACTTGGCGAAAACTAAATGAGAACATGGCCACGCTGACCGAAGAAGAGGTGATGGCCATGCTTGAGTACGAACGCACTCACGAACGCAGGGTCAAGATGTTGTTGCGCTTGCACCAGCGCGCGAACTCTCTGCGCGTAGCGCGGGAACGGATTGAACTGTTGAAAGAAGGTGTACGCCCATGAGCTACCTTGTTGCATCGTTGCCCCCAATTAAATGCTTTGTGCGTCGAGAGTTTTTGTACAATTTTGAGAAAGGTCACGGCGAGTACGAACCAGCCATCTGGGTAAGCATCAAAGCGCTCAGAGGCCAAGTGTTCCGCATTGAAAGTCTGCTACCCAACTACAGCGCACTCTACGACAAGCTACCCATCCACGCCTACGTCTGGCACACAGACAACCCTGCCATGCTGCCTATCGACACCTTGCAACTGTGGGACTGTATGGGTTACCGGTTCACGATAATTGAAAAGATAGGGCTGCGTAACCTGGGCGTGAAGTTTATGAGCAAGGACAAGGCGTGGGTGTTTGGTCAATACTTGTTTACAGTAGATTTCTGTGCGGATGGGCAAGATTTAGACACCGGCTTTACCGAACAGGCCGAGGAGCATAAGTCGTTTAACTTCATTAGGCTTGACAACGGTCAGTTTGCTTGTCAGCCGAACAACCGGTGTTTGTGGTACGACCAAAGCCTTATCCCTAACGAGACAAAATTCCCTGATTTTCAGGCTGCCCGTCACATTTGGACGGTGGATGGCACACGCAAGTGGACAACGGGTACCGATTGGTTCTATAACATTGAGGAACGCACATGAACGACGACGATGATATCCAGCAATATGTTGCACAACATCAATCGGTTAGGCACAGCGTAGATGCCATACTAGAGGAGCGCGGCCGCCGCTACGGTTTGTTTAAAGACCTAGCGGGTATGTCGCAGACGATAAAAGATATGATGAAACAAGAAGAAGGCTGGGCAAAACTTGCACCAGACCAGAAAGAAGCGCTTGAGGTAATCGCTCAGAAGATCGCCCGTATTCTGAATGGCGACCCCGACTACGCCGATTCGTGGTTGGACATTGCGGGCTACGCTAAATTGATCGCAGATCGACTAGAGGGAGTTGTCCGATGAGCCTTAATAAGATTTTTGTCCAAGAGTCGGACAAAATTTGTAGGTGCGAGCACATACCCTTGTGCAATCTTTATGACCGATGTATGAAGGAGACTAAAAATGAAACTACGCTGCCCCCTGATCGACGACCCAACTTGGGTGTATGTACCGTCAGCCGCAACAGACGTTGCTAAGACGTGGGCTAAGTTTGGATGGATTCCACCATCCCAAACGCGGCCAGCCTAGCGTGCTTGACCATCCCGCTTAAAAACGGGATGGTTTATCTTTATGGAACATTGCCGCCGACAGGGTATGTTGCGCCCACAGGCGCTTGGGTAAACGCAGTCTCTCCACTTACAACGTGGTTTCCAGTCCAAGGGCTTTCCATCACCGGCCCGTAGCAAGAGGCTAGTGTTACGCCATTTACTTGCTTCGTTTGCTTAGTACACAGGAAACTCCACATATTGCTCATGCCTGTTGTTGGCGTGTCACCGACTTTGAATGACCTAAACACAGCAGGTTGTACAGCCCAACTTGGTGCTTGTGGGTACGCAGTCTGTGGTGGCACTCCAAACAATGACCAGACCTTGCCTTTCGGTGCGTTGCACGACCCTTGCATAAGCGTCATGTTTGCTACAGCTTGCCCAGACAGCACCGGACAGACCGCCACGCCCTCTTTAAATGTCTTGCCTTGGACGGTTATGGTCTTGCCAGTTAGAGTTGTTGGCGAGGCTGCACACAAGGCGTATTCACCTGTGCAAATTGCAATGGTTTGAGCTTGGGCGTTAAATGTCAGCAAGAGGAGTACAAGTAGTTTTTTCATGGGTTTACCTTAATAATTCAAAGTGAGGGCTGTCAGACTCACCACGTTCATGGATTGCAGCATCCATATCCCAATTGCCGCCCCAACGAAGTTTCACATCTAATTCTTTTGCGGCAGCAAACATGGTGTTGGCTAGTTGATCAAAACGAGCGTGGTCATTCCAATCAATCGGGTAGGGTGCAAGGTCTACAGCATGACCCCAGCCATCGGCTTGTACGCCGTGGGTGCCAGAGGTTTGCACCCAAGTCACGACCGCACCAGGCTTGGTTCGCCCTTGCGCCCAGAGTTCATCTTGACGGGCTTGCGAGCGCACACCTTCTAGGACTGTAAAGTCAATTGGGCTTATCTCAAGCGCACGTTTGACTACTGCAACCAATTCAGGGTGTACACCCTTGAGGTTATTTAACGACCGCTCAGAGAAGGTAAACATTATTTTTTCTGTGCGTAAAAGAGGGTGCGGTCACCAAACAAGTAGAAACCTACAGCAGACGCAAAGTTGTTGACCGCTGGGCTGTCTTGTCCTGTCACCATCATAAACGCCCATGTGCCGAGCACAATGGAAGCCACGCCAGGGCGCATGAGGCGCACAATCGCTTCGACCCAAGGGTAAGTAGTGCCGCTGCCCCCTGCGCTATTCATCGCCTGAAACATCGCTAAATCGGTGTTACGCATCTGCGTGTATTCGGCAATGTTGGTGGGCTTGTAGACGTCGGTCTGGATAAAACGTCCGATTAGGGACTTACCGAGATCAACGGCAAGCGGTCCTAACGCAGCAAGGATAGTTAGCGGGTCCATTACTTGTCTACCTTTGTATCTAACTTTTCATACAACCGATCAAGCAACAGCTCGATGCGGTCAAAGCGCTTATCCATCTCTGACTTAAGCGTGTCCATTTCAGATTTTTTAACGTAGGCGTCGCTGACGTGCAAGCGCAGATCAGCAATTTCTTTCTTAAGTTCTTTGACCGAATCCCATAACTGACGACAAAACCAACCACCTACCGCAAGCAGTGATCCTATGCCTAAGTTGATGACGTTTTGCCAATCCATGTTACGGCCTCAAGTTGTTGCGGTTTTCGGGAGCAAGGTTGTTTTTACGATCAATTGAAAGTTGAACAGGCGCAGTTATTGCTTCAGGATTCCATTGACGACTATTCATAAGCGTACGCAATACAGCATCACGTTCTTTTGATGGCAAAGTTTTAATGATGTCAGCAGCAGAACGACCACCTATCATAGACTTTTCAATAACATCGTATGTGTCTTGACTTATTTTGTTTCGCAATAATTTTAGCGCCATGTTAATGGTTGTGGTCGTGGTGCTAAAAAAAGCAGGAATACCGTTAATTTGACTTTCAGACATACCCATAATACGCGCCAGCCCCCTAGCACCCGCAACGGCTTCTTTCTCAATGCCAATATCGCGCTCTACTTTAGACGCAACGCGCGACGTCCGGTATAAATCAATCGGGTCCATTTCTTTAACAATATTAAAGCTGCCAGGGCCAAAAATCTTTTCTACCGCGTCTGGGTTATCTCCACGCACAAGTTTAAGAAATTCTTCTTTGCTGCCTTTAAATTTTTCCAACACAAGTGCGGCTAATTTTTGTTGGTCAATTCCGCGCATACCAGTTTCAAAGGTTTGTAAATAATTTTTCCAACCCGTTCCACCAGCGGTTTCAATTGCGTTGTCAATTGGATTTTTGACTGATGACAATACTTTTGCGGTTAAGCGTTGTTTGGACGCGGGGTCCATACCGCTAAACATTTCGTCAATCTTTTGGCTGATGCCGGCTTTACGAATACTGTACAGCGCGCGCGCATCGGCAACGCCGCCGTTAGCAGCAACCGCACCAGTAAAGTCATCTTTTAACCCTTGCAAAACTTTAAGAATTTGCGTTTGGCCAAACAAGTTAGGATCGGTTAATTTACTGTCAATGGCGTTAATGATAGGTGTAATGTCTAACGGTTTTAGCCCGTAATCTTTAAGACTGCCAATTTGATTTTGGATAAAATCACGTTCAGATTGACGTTGCGCTTTAATTGCACCCATTTCGCCCGACAATATGCCCGATTCTGTTGCGCGCGTACCTTGCGTAAGAAACCCTGGCGCACCTGCTTCAGCTCGAACGCCAGCTTGCGCAGCGTCCGTGGCAGCTTGTCCTTGGCCTTGCAACGCGTTGACCATTGACGCGTCTTTTTGTGCTACGCGAGGGCCCAACCGCGATATTGTTTGTCCTGCTTGGTTAGCTGCGCTTAATTCAACATCACGCATAGGCGTTGTAATTGCGGTAAGTTCATTTTTAGCCCCGACTTGCGCTTCGCGCGCGGCGGTTTGCGTAGCCCCACCCGCCACAGCAGCAAGTTGGTTTTGCATGGCGCCTTCTTGGCCTTCACGCAACAAACGATACAAAGACTTAGTGTCAATGCTTTCGGCCATTTTGCCGAGAGCCATAAACGGGTCAGAAGTAATGCCCGCTTCTTTTAACGCTTGAACAGCCGTAATACCAGGACGCGCACGTCCTAATGCTTCGATCGCCGGTATAAGTTTGTCGCCTAACGCCTCACGCATAATTTCGCCTACGCGCACTTCAGCCGCGCGGCCGGTAACAACGTCTTTTCCGTAGCCTAAAAACCTAGCCACACCTTTAATTACAGGCGCCGCAACTGTGGGAATCGCTGCGCCGATCATTGCACCAGTTTCAACATCTTCGGGGTTGACCAAACCGGCCGAAGCCGCGCCCGTAACGGCACCGCCCCCTGCTCGCAACGCAAGATCAGCACCGCGTTGTACACCGGTTAGACCAGCACGTCCGGCCGTTGGCGCAATACCAGTGCGGAAACCGCTAGATGCAAGAGTTTCGGCAACAGGCGCAAGTGCGGGGGCTGCTCTAAACGGCGCAGCAATTATGCCACCGACTGGCGCGGTTGCTACGACGTTGCCCAGTATGCGACCACCCTGTGCAAGAGTGCTATCACCGTACGTTTTTTGATATTCCGCGTTAGCGCGTTGCGCGGCTTCGTCAACAGATGCGCGGGTGTTTGTACCGGCAACGTAATCTACCGCGCTTGCGCCACCTTTAATCAGCGTGTCGGTTACGTCTTTAAACCCTTTGTAAATGCCTGTCGGCGCTTGCATAAGATTTTCAATTACTGTGCGTTCTTTAGGCATACCTTCGCCAGACTCAACCCCAAATTTAACGCGAATTGCTCGTTGCGTTTGTGGGTTAGCGTTAGCGTAATTTTCGTCAGATGCAACGTGCTTGTCAAAAATGGCAAGTTTAGTCGCAGCGTTGGCGTTGACGTAATCAGGGTTACTAAGGATTTCGGCTGCGTTTGCCATATTAGTTTGTACGCAAAAGTGGGTTGTTATTGTCAACACCCGATGACTTTTTGCCTGTTGCAGTGTATTGACCTGGTGTGTAGTTTACGTTTGGAAGGTCTTTATATTGCGGTGCCAAATCATCTAAGTTTTCACCAAACCTACGCTCAAACCCGTCACGCATACGATTAACAATACCTAATGCTTGTCTTTCTAATTGTTCAATTTGTTCAAGGTTAGCGTCTTTTCCACCTGTACGTTCTAAGACGGCAATTTGATTGGCCAAAATTTGCCATTCTTGGTTCGCAATAGAACCAATTGCGCCGCCCAAAGAAGCATTAGCTTTAGCAATTGCTGTAACTTTTCCTTTAAGGTTATTAAACCTTGTTTCAGCTATTTGGGCTTGGTTAGTAAACGAAGGGGTGCGCGCGTCTAATTGCCCTGTTACGCGTTCTAAATTGCTGCTTCTAACGGCATCAATGGATTCTAACAATTCGTTTGTTTGCCCGACAACGCGTTGAACATTTTCAAATTCTTTGCTCATTTCGGTTTTAAGTTTTAATTCTTGTGCTGGAGTTAATTTATTTGTACGCGCAACGCCCAACACGCCAGGCGCGCCAAGTGTAGTGCCTTGTTTGTAAATGCGAGCGTCTACACGAAGCTTTTGACCTGGGTTAGCTGGATCGTCAACTTCCGTCAGCGTAGGTGTTTGCGCCGGACGAAGTTGAGTGGGCTGCGCAGCCGCTGCGGCTGTTTGTGCAACAGCGTTGGCAATCGTAGGCCCTGCTTGGTTAGGTGAGCCGCCTGTCAAAGCGTTAAGGTTTGGTGTTGTTGTTGGCGCAGCGCCAGTAATCAACAGACTGTTTGACGGCGCGCCGCTTGCGACCGTTGAAGCAGCCGGTGTAGCTACCGGCGCAACGGGTTGCGGCGCTATCCCAACAGGACGTGCGGAATTTGGGTCAAACTTATTGACTCCGTAAAACCCACCTTCGCCTTGAAGAAATTGTAATTCTTCTCTCGCACGTTTATCAATTAAATCTTGCCCCCGCATTGTCGCCGCGGTAGTCATGCCCGTTGTTGCAAGACTTGTTCTAGAACTTAACTGTGCATCAGCAGACTCAAACAATTTATCCGCGGTTAAGCCAAAATTACGTTTGTAATCCGCAAATGCTTTTGGGTCTGTGGGAATAGCTGATATAGCTCTATCAAGAGGTATTAACTTGGCTAACGCTGCGCCGCCAGGTGTAGTGTACGCACCCTTAAGATAATCAGCCATTGCTTCTGGGGTGTTAACAGCCCCCACGTTTTCTTTAATGGTTTTAAGCGAATCGGCTTGCGTCTTAACATCGCGCGCCAACATTTCACTTTGTTGATTTAATATTTGACTGCCAAGTTTAGGGTTAGCTGCTAAAAGAGCACGGCGGCCTTCGGCAGTAGCTGTATCACCGCCGCTTGCGTAAAAATCACGCAACGCCTCGCCGCCTTCAAATTCTTGCTTGGCAGATTTCAACGCGTACATTTGACCCATTTGGCCAAGCATGTTAATAGGCTGGGCTTGAGTTTGTGCGCCTAGCGCGATGTTTGGATTGATTGGCATGATTAAACCTTAAAATATGTTAGCTCATTAGCCGACTAGCTTCAGCGTCTGTTAGCCCTTGCTTATTTCTACCCAACATGTTTAGTAATTGGTTTTGATAATACTGACTGCTTAAGTTACTAATGCTACCGCCAATTGCATTGGATTGACCAATGTAACCAGACGCGCGCGCGTTAGCTCCGCCTAAAAGCGACTCAGATGCGCCTGCGCCGTACGCGCCTAACGCGCCAGTTGTGCCCGCGCCGTAATTGCCGTATGCCGTGTTCATAGCGTTACCCATATTGCCGTATGCGTTTGATGCACCTTGACCAAATTGTCCGTACGCAGCGTTGTTAGCTGACGCTGCGTTAGCTCCTGCTGTTCCCAAGTTTAAATTGGCTTGACCTTGCATGGCCGCCGCACTTTGACCGGCAGCAGCGCCTACTTGGAATGGTTGAAGAGTGTTGCCCCGCGTTGTCTGATAACGGTTGTAGGCGTTTGTATATTCTTGGGACGCCAAATCACTAGAGTACCCTGCTGCGGCCTTTAAAGCGTTGCCTGAGATCAGCCCGCCACGCGAGGCAGCTTGACGATCAATAGCTTTTAAACCCTCGTTCAAGCGAAAATTGTAGCCTGGGTCAACCCCTGCTTTAAACATCTCAGGCGTAAACTCAGCCGTCCGATACCGACCAAAATCTGCTGCGCCCGTGTTACCACCAAGACCTAAAAGTGTATTGAGTTGGTTAAGGTTAGCGGTGCCTGACTCGCGGTACGGTGCAAAGTCTGCGCGCGTCTGGTCGTACATCCGTTGCTGAAAAGCAAACGCTTCTGCGTTTTGCCCCAATTGTGCAGTAAGTGCATCGCGTTGAGCCAACAGTTGCTTATCAACAGTTGCACCCGAGGCAGCAATTTGCCTGTCTAGCGCTTCTTTTTGCGCCGCGATTTGATCTTGCGAAACTCTATATTGAAGTTCAGCAGCTTCGCTAGATGCGTCGGCTTGAGCTCTAGATGCTTGCCCTGCGGATCGCGAGGCTAAAGCGCCTCCTACGACGGTTGCGCCGGCTACGGCTACCATTCCCCAAGTCATAATTTTTCCCCTAACATTGCTAAACTGTCAAAAGCTGCAATCAAGCCCATGTCATTGTAACTTGGGGAGATAACTTCTGACTCAATTTTATCTAAATTTTCTTCACCGACAAATTCTGTCAAGTGAACCGTAGTCCATAATGTATCTTCTAACGCATATACCGCACGCTTAAGCCCGATTTCAGACACAAACGTGCAAGGACCTTCTAAATCTTTTTGACCAAACTCTGTAAATACGGTTACTTTACCCTTAGCAATAAAATTCAAATGCTCATGGCGGTGAATTTTACCGATAATTAGCGTACCTTTTGGGATAAGCATTTCACGGGCATAAGTACAACAACCGTATTTTTCGTCTTTTGGCGTAAAATAATGTTTTAGCGCGCAGTCTTCAAGCGTTGATTCGACCGCACCGCTATTGATTAAATCTTGTAGCCCATTTTGTACAGTCAAAACATCTTGCCGAAATTTAACCTTAGACGGCGTATTTTGAAATAGCGTTGGGCTATAAGACACAGTTATGTTCATGGTACAAGCACCCACGATAGCGTTGCCTCATCCCAATAATACGGACCACCCGTTGAAGGATAAGGCACAGGTGCTTGCCACTCCCACGTTGGCGCGCTAATTATCCATGACGGATACGGTTGGGGCGCGTAAAACACACCCACCACGCCGTCTTGAATGACGGTTGTGTCTAGCGTATAGCCAATACCGGCGTAATTGGCTCTAAGCGCTTTTGATTGGTCAGGGTCTGGCGTATCGGTGTTGGGGATGTAATAAATGCCGCCGCGAGTGTTGTACGACGTTTGCCACCACAGGCTTGGGTTGCCCACTAAGCCGGTGTCAATAAACGCTTGATCGGCGCCGATGACGTCGGTCACTTCGCCCTTGCCGTCAACAATATTAGGTACGCAAGCAAAATAACTCATGTCTGCAAAATTCCCGACGAATTAAAAGTATGGATCGTATATCCGCCCGAAAATGTTATTGTGCCACCGGTAGCTTTTGGTATGCCTAAATACCTAAAAATTACAACGCCTGAATCGCCCGCAACCGTATGATTGCCACCGCTGCCTTTATTGACGCCGTTGCCCACACCTTGACTGCCGCCGTTGCCTCCACCGCCCCCTGCATAATTAACGCTTGCGCCGGTGATTGAAGATGCTGCACCCGCTCCACCATTTGGTTGGAACCCGACCGCTGATGCACCACCGCCGCCTGTGCCGCGAGGGTCAGGAGTGTTTGGTGAATTGCCACCCGCAAAGCCTTGACCGGACGTACCCGCGCCGCCTGTACCACCCGCGTAAGCCGTACCGCCACCGCTGCCACCTGAACCGCCATTCCACGGACCACCTTCGTCGTTGTACGAACCGCCGTAGCCGCCGCCTAGCGGCGTAACAGTTGTAAGCCCTGTTCCCGTTATTGAGGAGTTGCTACCCGTAGTAACAACCGCGCCGCCAGCACCAATTACTACTGTATAAGCCCGCGAAGGTATTACGGTAAAAGTGTTGGTTAAAAGACCCCCCGCACCTCCCCCGCCCCCACCGCTGCCAAATCCAACAGCGCCGCCCCCACCGCCACCGGCTACGGCTAAATATTCTATTGAATATGGAATATTTAGTCCAAAGCCAAATGCGCCTAAAGCTGCTGCGCCGATTGAAGATAAACGAGGCATAAATAACCTTTAAGCAAACTTAACAATACTTGCTAAGACAGTAAACGCGGCGTTTCCTGTTTTAACAATGGCGTAGGTATATGAATCAGTAGCGTTAATACTGCCTGCTGTGGGCGCTATCCCGTTTTGCCATTTAGGCGTGACAGATGATCCATCAATTTGAACGGCTGAATTGTAATAAGCCGTAGCACCTTGCGTCACTAAAAACACTATGGTAATAGTTTGCCCCGTTGACATTAAACTGTTAAGTGTTGTAGCCGCAGCCCCACGCACATTAAGCGTCCAATTGGCGCTTGCGTTAGTAGTGTAGTACAAAATAGATTGCGTACTGACGTCGTAATTGATTGTGCCTGTAGCTGCTGTAGCCGACACCGTTGTAGTTTCTTTAATGTAATCAACAGTAATATTGTCAAAAATGTTGTTTACCGCGTTAAGCAATTGAAAACGCGTACCGTCATACTCAATTAACGCAATAGAACCTGCAATTAAATCGCCCGCTATTAAAGCTGTAGTGCCAAACTTGGTAATTGACTTAACACCAAGCGTGTCGATGTCAATGGTTACTGCGCCGGTGTTAGTGTTTTGAGCAATAAAGCTGTATTGTGCGCCCGCAGCATAACCTGCCAAGGCTGGCGTAGCCGCGCCGGTCAGCGTGTTTGTACCCGCAACCGTAATTAGGTTACTAAAGGTTGTCGTGTCGTTAATTGCAGGAATATCGTCATACGACCCAATCTGCACAAAAGCCGAGGTTTTTAAAATAAACTTGTACAGCACCCCGCCGTCTAGCCAAATCTCATTTGGTGTGCGACCGGCTGCGTTTAACACAATCGGGTTGGTGTTGTTAGTCGTACCGTCACGGGTGGTGTAGGTTGTAACTGGCGTGGTTGTACCCGACAGATAGGTGTATATCAATCCGCCTGTAAGGGGGTCACCGTTGCTGTCAAAGAATTGCGAGCCCGCGCCGGCAAAGGCTGAAAGATTGATGGACATTAGACTATCCCTGTAATGATGCCGTTGACGACCGTCACGGTTTTAAAGTCGGTTGTTGTAAAAGTGCCTGACGCACCGCCCGCACCAGCGCCTAATTGTTCGTAGACAGCGTTAAAAAACCTAAACCATTCGCGTGACATAAGCCCCGTAGCTGGGTCAACCACAGGCACCCGAGGCGCAGGAATTTGAGTAATGTTCACGATGCAGCTACATCTAAGTCAAGTTCAGCGGCCATAATGGCAATCTTAACTGGATCGGTGCCTGAGATTTCATAGACCCGATCACGCAACTTGTCAGTCATACCAAGACGACGCCAAATGACGCGGGTGCCGTACGCACCTATACCGCCCATTGATCTTGAATGCTCGTTTGACCAAGTGTGGCCACCATCATCTGACCAGCGCAGCATAACCAAAGGCTGCACAAAATCGTCCACGGACATGATAATTTCAATTTCATCAACAATACCAAGGGAGCCCGATACGATCATGGGGCTCAAGTACACGCGCCCTGGTATTTCGGTTTTGCCTTGTAGTCCCACACCGGATTCGCAATTTAGTTGCAAAGAGTGCTGGGCTGTGCGTTTAAAAGTATTGGTGCCCGTGGGAAGCGCGCGCCATGAGCGCAACCACTTCTGAGTGCGCGGGCCGTCTGCGTAGACTTCCAGATCAAAAGCGTACAGATTGCCGTTTTGATAATCGCCCACAATGACTTCGTTGTTAAAAAACATCTGGCAATTGCTACGATGACGGCTAAAGCTGCCGTTACTAAAACTTGCCCGCTCATGCCATGCTTGTGAGGAAACGTCATACACCCAAGTCGCTTGCGCGGTAGGAAAGGTCAAAACGTAAAACGAATGACCGTCTTGCTGATAGGTGTAAGCAATGGCATCCGAGATGTCGCCGTACTGTTGAATTTGCCACTCAATTGCGTGGGTGCTAATACGCACACCGGCGTAGCCTTGCGAGCGGTAAACAATACCTTGCCCACGATGGTCTGCGCCAAGCCAAAACAAACCGTTGTCTAGCTTAGCAACCGAAAAAGTTGCAGCACACCCAATCTCGTTAAACGCACCTTGAATGCGTATTAAAGGAAACCCTGAGCCTTGCGCTGCGTTGTACCAAACCTCGACTGAAGTTGTACCAAACAACCAAACTTCAGAGTGGTCAGTAATGGATGATATTAAACCGTCAGGGCTACCTTCAGCGCTTGCAAAATCAAGCGGATCAATTAACAACGGGTCAAGCAATTCTGTTACCCATACGCGCTGGCTATCGGGTTCAATAAATACAAAATACCCGTCAAGGTACGATACCGTTAACGCCCCAGGAAAGTCTACGTCGGTGATCTGTGCAAATATGGTAGTTGTAGCGTTGTAAACAAAACTCGGTCCATTACAGGCCACAAACAAATAGTTACCATCATCGGCCATTGACACGGGACCATCGTTGGCAACCACACCTAGCGTTGTAATAGCGTATTGGTTATCAATGCGGTAAAGCGTATTGCCTGACACGACATAGGCATAACCACCGTATTGCCACAAGCCCCGCACGGGGCCCGTGCCCACAGCGACTAATAGCTCAAGCCCAGGCGCACGGTTTAGAAACGCAGGTTCTAATCCACCCTCGGGTATAACCTCGGGGAACAAATTAACCATGCGATTGTTGGCCGCGTTAATGCTGCGGGTCACATAGGCTGAACCGAGGATGGGCGACTTCATTAGTAGTTGCCCGCAAAAATGTTGAAGCGCTGACGCGTTGCAACAATTGAGTAAGGCAACGACATAATATCGTCAGGGTTGTTGATGCGTTTAATGTTGCGCTTGGAATACATAGCTATGCGCGACACTTGGGGGCTAGGCTCAACACCAAACTCAGGGGCGAGCTCACACGCCAAGTTGTATTTAAACGCTCTGAGATAGCCTGGTGGAAACGTCAAAGGCGTAGACAACAACGCAGCGGTAGTCAGTTCCTCAACCGATATAATGTGCCATTCCAATACCTTAGTGGGCACCGGATAGACGGTCATTGTAATGTCGGGGTAAGTCATGTTGACAAACATAACTTGCGGGTAAGTTGACGTCACGGTCTTGACCGCAATGCCGTTGTACTGTTGCTGGTTGACTAACTTAATACCAAACGAAATGCCCGAGGACGCATCTAGAAAGTAAGTCGAGTCATCTATCAAAATAGGTCGGTTACCTACAAAGTCGCCCGTAGGACCAAGGGTGCGTGTAGCCAAGTTTGGCGCCCAAGAGAAGACTTGGTCTTGCGTACAAAACACCGCCAAGCGTTCAGTTGACCATGAGTCAATCATCTGATTGAGTGTGGCCAACGCATCTTCAGCGGTAGCGGCCGAGGGCGTTTCAGCTTCAGCCAGTTGACCGATTAGGCGTAGCGCCCCATTAATTTGATCACCGGCTGTAGTTGTAGTCATACTTACTCCGATTTACGGCGGCGTTTAAGTTCGTTCACAGGCGCAGCCTCTTGGGCTGGCGCATCTAAATTATATACTTCCCACCCGTTTTTTACGTCATCTTCGGCTTCCAAATCGGAAATTGCTACCTTGTTGCCGTGTATGGGGTGCTTGAGGTAAATGTGCATTCAAAATCCTTGTGCGAGGGGCGAGGATCACCCGCCCCTCTTTGCGTTAACCTGCGACGCGTAATGCAACGTAAGTTGCTTCACCAGTTTTGCGAACACGCCAATTGCAAGCGGTGTTAGCCGAAACTGCTGCAACACCCACCAAAGTCACGCCGGTGTTAGCCGTAACCGTAGCAGCGTTAGTTGCTCCAATGTTAATAATGTAAAAGTCAAAACAGCTATTGACTTTCATGCTTGGAAACGCTGTGTCTAACGATGTGCCCAAAGGCATTGTTAAGGCAGCAGCAGCACCCGTGTAGGTGATGATGCCGGTTGCCAATTCAGCAGCAGTCAGAGTGGCTGCGGCTACTTTAGCTGTAGGAGTCACTTGCGTGACCATGTTGATTTCGGTTTCGTTGCCGTCACCGAATTGATAACCACCCGCGCCATTTGGAAGAGTTGGCATGATAAATTTCCTTTAAAAAGTTTAGAAACGGGGGCATAAGCCCCCATTTGTTTAGCCCCACAGACGGACGGCTGTGACCGGACGAACCGCGTTAAAGCCGTACAACACGTCAATACGGCAAGGCATACGGTCGTTGTTAATATCGTACTGACGCACGATACGCAGCGAGATTCCGTTATGCACTTGGCGCGAAGCCATGTCAACGCCCTGTGGCAACAGCAAGTCAGCAGTCGCTAACGTGATCGCATCTTTGTGATAGATCAAGTTTTGCGGGTAAGCTGTAGCCGATCCACCCAAGAACGTCAGCACAGCGCTAGCTGCGGGGAACGCGTTGATAGTAGCCAAGGCGTTAGCCGAGGTATACATAGGTGGTTGAACTGTCAGCGTTGCGGTAGTTGTTGACGAAACAGTTACGTCAGCAGTTACGACAAACTGTTGCAGCGAGCCAGTTGTTTGACGGGTTTGTGGGTTGACTGCAAACACGCTAGCAATGGTAAACACGTCACCAATCTTGAACGTGGGTGAGCCGCTTGTAAAGCTAATGGCAAGCGAGGTTGAGCCTTCAGTTGTAACCGCAGTTGCTACGATCGGCGCAGTTGGTGTAACACCAGTTGTGTGCTGAACAATCGACTGTGACATATTGATCTCGTCCAAGCCCAATACGCCTTCGCCCATCATACCGTTTTTGAACTGACGGCTGATAGTACCAGTTGGGTTAAACAGACCTTTCAAGCCCTCGACCAAACCAGCGTTGGCGGCTGGGTTAACAGTCGCATAACGCGTGCTCATAGGTGTGGCAAACTCGTTAAGTTTCTGTTGTGCGGAAAGCAAAACCGAAGACGTTGAAGGAGTTGAACCAGGTGTACCCACCGAGTTGTAAATGCTTTTGTAGGAAGTTGCTACGTCAGCATCGACGCTTGATGCCAATTGCGACACACGGGGCTTGAGAACGCGTTCTGCAAAATCATCCAATTGCATGGTGAGTTCGGCAGACGTGAAGTTCACGCCAATGTGCTTTTGGGTTGAAACAGTCAAAGTTGTGAACTGTTCGTTGTCGTCCTGAACTTGCAGGGCGGCACCGTCGGTCACCAAAGCGCGGTCAGGTAGACGAATACGCAGAGTTGAGCCGATTTTTGCGCCTTCAACGGCGAATGAATCGTCATACTGACGATTGACGTTGCGACTGATCACCAAGTTGTTCTCGAGGATTTCGAGGGATTTACGGGTGATCATGTCAATGGTTAGAATGCTATTGGCCATGATAATTTCCTAAAATAAGTTAGCGGAGGCGCGCTTCGTGCTTCTTTACCTGTCGCGCTCTTTCGGCCTCAATCCACTCGGAAGTAGACATTGACTTGATAGAGCGTGGATCAGTCGTATCGTATGCCGGCGCGCCGGTCGTACGGGCTGATACAGGTGAAATAGGCGCTGGTGCGTTTGAAGTCTTTTTGACCGGTGGGTTTGCGGCTAATTGAGCCTCAATCTTCCCGATCTCTTTGGCTTGCATGATAGGCGAAAGACGTGAAATCCGTTCCGCTTCTCGGGGGTTTGCACCTAAGTGGTAAGCCACTTCGGGGCCATTGTCCGAGGCCTGAATGGATTGGGCCATCACGGTGGTGATTGTTAAATTCGGGTTGTAGGCGACTTGTTCAAAGTCGTCATACTTCGCACGAACCTCTTCCTCTTTGTCGTGATAGGTTTCGAGCATTTCAGCTTGTTGCTTGCGCTGTTCTCGCTCGGCAATCTTTTGCTCCGCACGTTGATCAGCCAAGGCTTCGACATAATCTTCGTTTGAGGCAAACTGCTCGGGCGTAACCGGTGCTTGTTGCACAACAGGTTGAACTCGTTCCCTTTCCCACTTTCGCTGCTCACGGGCGAGCCGCTTGCCGATGGCTGCGTCTAATTCCTCTTGTGAGAAGGTCTTAGGTGCTGCTTCGGGTACTTCCGGCGCAGATACTTCAACAACCGGTTCTGCCGTAACTTCCGGTGTCGGCGCGGGCACTTCCGCTTGGCTTACTTCTTCTGACATTTGTAACTCCGAGGAGTCCTGGTGGATCGCACCAGTACGATTATTATATTAGTTAGATTCTGTGGGTGCAAGCACCCATGATTGCGTAGTTTCATCCCAAGTGTATAGTTGCCCATCTGTAGGATATGGGACAGGTGCTTCCCAATAATAAGTTTGAGTATCTAAAATCCATGATGGATATGGTTGAGGTGTGTAAAACACACCAATGACACCATCTTGAACAACAGTTGTATCAAGCGTATAACCAAGGCCGGCATAATTTGCGCGTAACGCTACGCCGCCATCAGGCTGACCATCTTGACCGTAATGGACGTTTCCATGCGTGTTGTAAGAGGTTTGCCACCACATACTTGGGTCACCTTCAGCGCCTGAATCAATAAAAGATTGGTCAGCGGCAATAACATTATCAACAATGCCTTTACCGTCTGCAAGTGTTGGTACTCTTGCAAAATAACTCATGCTGTGTAACTCCCCGATGCCGTGTATTTCACTATTGTATTTGAGCCGCTAGTGGTAACTGTTGGTGAACCCGTAACAACTCCTGTGTAATTTATAGTTGGGATGGAAAGAATAACTACGCCAGAACCACCCGCGCCGCCGTTAGAGTTATCGCCGCAACCACCGCCACCACCACCTAAATTAGCCGTACCCGCAGAACCTGAGCCTGTAGAACCTGTGCCGCCACCCCCAGCTCCGCCCCCACCAGCCGTATTCCCTGAGTTAGCTCCACCGCCACCACCACCAGCATAAGTAATTGATGAACCAGTAATAGATGATGCTGTTCCTGCACCACCTGTACCTGCTGTGCTACTAGCACCTGTTCCACCAACTGCATTAGCGCCGCCGCCACCGCCGCCAACTGGGTTTGCACTGCCACCACCAGCAAAACCTTGACCAGAAGTTCCCGCAGCACCTGAACCACCTGAACGGCCACCGCCACCAGAACCACCAGATGTAGGCGAGGCAAACGTACTTGCACCGCCGCCGCCGCCAATTGCTGTGGCTAATGTGCCAAATAAAGAATTTGAACCGGCGCTAGGACCGCCGCCAGAACTTGCATTTGTACCGCCGGCGCCACCTGCGCCTACAGTAATTGTGTAAGTTGTAGCAGCAGACAATGACACTGTATCTGTTAGTAAACCACCTGCACCACCACCGCCAGATGCCGAATTGCCAGAATATGTACCTCCGCCTCCGCCCCCACCTGCCACAACTAAATATGAAATTGCATAACTTGTGGTAAGAGCGCCTGATGAAGTAAAGGTATGGATGGTATTTCCACCCGAAGATGTAACTGTGCCGCCCGAGAAAACTTGTGAGCCGGCATAAGAAATAATGACTACGCCTGAACCGCCTGCGCCGCTTGTTGAGCCGCCGCCTCCACCAGTATTTGCAGTTCCCGCAGTACCACCACCACTTTGTGCTGACCCACCTGACCCACCACCACCTGCACCGCCTGATCCGGAACTGCCAGAACCACGGGTATCCCAACCACCACCACCGCCGCCTGCGTAAGTAACGGACGAACCTGTAATAGATGATGCTGTTCCTGCGCCGCCATTTTTAGATGTGGCTGCAACACTTGAACCGCCGCCGCCGCCGCCTTGGCCAAAACCGCTTGCAATTGCGCCGGTGTATCCAGCAAAACCTTGACCAGATGTTCCTGCGCCGCCAGCCGTAGTGGTACTAGGATCAATTGCGCCGCCGCCGCCACCGGAACCGCCCGATAAACCCGCACCCGAGCCATAACCGCCGCCGCCGCCGCCAAGCGACGTAACCGTTGTAATGTCCGTGCCGCTAACAACAGAATTTGATCCGTTTGTTCCAGTTGTCCCTGATGCCCCACCCGCACCAACTGTGACTGTATAAGTTGTAGCCGAAGACCATCACACCGTCCTTGTTAGCAAACCACCTGCACCTCCTCCTCCGCCAGCATTTGCGCCTGATCCACCACCACCTCCGCCTGCCACAACAAGATAGGTTGCGGTAATAGGCGGTGTACCAAACATGGCTTGAAACAAGGTGTGGTAAGCAAACATTAGTATGTATACCCTTGTGAAGCTGTGCCGTACCAATATGTGCCGTCGGCAACAAAAGCAATAATGTCTAGCT